AATTTATAACCCAGGAACTGGTTATGAAGTTGGTGATAAGATTTATATTGGTGGTAGCACTACAGGAAACCCTGCTGTTTTTGAAGTAACTAAAATTAAAACAAAAACTGGAAACTTCCCTGTTGCTGCAATCAATCGTCAAACAAATTTTATCACTCTCCCAGACGATGTGGTGGGTGTTACAAGAATCTTAAGGAGTAAATCTTCAATGGGAATGGGAGGTGGAGTTATTCCTCCAGGGATGATTTATCCTATTATGTTTGGTAGTATGAGTGGAAACGGGTGTGATAATACAGGGTTTGGACTTGGAATGTATTGGGTAGCAATGTCCTACCTTGCTTTGATTGACTTCATCTTTCATCCACCAAAGATGTATAATTTCAATCAAAGAACTCATAGACTTCATATTGATGGTGATTTAGGTGATGTTGGTCAAACTTTATGTTTGGAGTGTATGATGAAACCTTCTCCAGACATCTTTCCAGATCTCTGGAACGATATGTGGCTTAAGGAATTTGCCACAGCACTCACAAAGGCACAATGGGGAAGAAACTTAACAAAATATAATCAGGTACAATTACCTGGTGGTATTGTTATCAATGGTGATAGGATTCTCAGTGATGCTCAGAAAGAATTAGATACGATTAGGCAAAGGTTTGCCATGGATTGGATGGATCCCCCACTTGATGAGGTTGGTTGATGCCACACACTTCTCCTTTCTTCAACTCTGTTTATCCAGGACAATCATCAGAGCAAAGCCTGGTTGATGATCTGGTAAGAGAGCAGATTAAAATTTATGGTCTTGATGTGATGTATATGCCCAGGAGACATCTGAACCTGGATAAACTATTACATGAAAGCACCAAGAATGCATTTGAGTGGGCAATGCCCATCCCCATGTATGTGAAAACTGTTGATGGGTTTGATAATGGAATGGAGGTTCTCACAAAGTTTGGGGTGAGAAGTTCTGATGAGGTTACACTGGTTATGTCCAGGAGTGAATTCACAACTTACTATGGTCCTTTCTTGAAGTCTTACTATAACACTATTGGAGGGAGACCCCAGGATGCTGATTTAAATTCCTTAGAGGGAGAAACATCAGACAGACCAAAGGAGGGGGATCTTATCTTCTTCCCCTTTGATAATAGTATTTTTGAAATTAAATATGTAAACTTTGATCAACCCTTCTTCCAGTTGGGCAGAGGATACGTGTTTGAAATTCAGTGTGAGAAGTTTGAATACTCTGGTGAAAACTTTGAAACTGAGTATGATAGAATTGATAACCCACAAACTGAAACTGAATACTACAGATTGGAGTTTGATTTGAGTGATCCAAGAATCGCATTCCCAACTGAAGAAACTGATATCATCAAAGAACCAAGAGTAACATCCATTTCTTTTAATGATACAACATTTGAGAAGTATGAAAGAGTAAGGTTATATTATCTCACTGATGTTTTTGAATACCTAACCATTGAAACATTTGATTTTCTCTTAACTGAGATATCTCAGAAGTTAATTGTTGGGTTTACTCCAAACTTTATTGATTTAATTGATGCAATCAACAATAATGAAGCACAGAGAGATTCTTTTAGACTCTACAAGGACCCTGGGTTTGTTGAAAGGGTGAATGATATCAAGGCAACCGTGATGGATTGGGATAAACCAAACTTGAAACTTGTTCTTGGTGATTTCAATAACCTTGATCCAGTCCAGAGAGATAGTGCTAAGAATCTTCGTGTTAATAAATTTGATGTTGTGTTGATTATTGGTGAGAAATCACAGGCAATGTATGTTTCATACAAAGCAACAAGCAGAGAGATGGCAGCAGATGATACAAATGTCATCCAGGAGGAGTTTGATAACATCAAGATTATTGACTTCCAAGATGAAAACCCGTTTGGTTTTGTTTGATAACATAAATAATTAAAATTAGGTATGGGAAATTGTTAGGACAGTATTTTTACCATCAAATATTTCGTAAATCCATCATTGCTTTTGGCACCTGCTTTAACAACATTGTTGTAAAGAGGAAGGATCCTAATCGTAAGAAGGATGCGATTGAAAGTTATAAGGTGCCTTGCCAGTATGGACCAATCCAGAAATATTTGGCAATTATTGCTGCTGAACCAACTCCTGAAAGAGCAGCGTTTCAAATCACTCTCCCAAGAATTTCATTTGAAATCAAAGGGTTACACTATGATGGAAGTCGCAAGTTAGTTCCTACACAGTTTTCTAAAACTGTACCACCTGAAGGTAAGGATGCTGAGGGTAGACCTGTACAATACTCTCAGTTCTTACCTGTTCCTTATAACCTTGACATTGAACTCAACATCATCTCTAAAAACCAGGATGATGGTTTACAAATCCTGGAACAGATTCTCCCTAACTTCCACCCCTCACTAAATGTTTCCATTGAGGTTATTGATGAAACCCATGAGGAGAGAGACATCGCCATTGTTCTCAATGGTGTTGGATACACTGATGATTATGAGGGTGATTATTCACAGAGGAGAACCCTCATCTGGACTCTTAACTTCACAGTAAAAACTTACCTGTTTGGTCCTGTGGATGCTGCCAGAGACATCAGAAAGATCACTTTGGATTATCGTTCAGATCTCGTTCGTCGTCCAGCAGAGTTGCGTTACTCTGCTGAGGTTGAGAGCACAGCTGAGCCTCCCATCCCAAGGGATATAATTGACCCAACCAAGGATGAATATAAAGTTGTCGAGCAATATCAAGACATCTTATCATCTGACCAAGACTTTTTTGGACTCACGTAATGGCTTTCAAAGACTTAGACAACACATTTGATATTGTCCCAAGTGAGGTTACACCCATTGAGAAACCTAAAACACCAAAGGTTTCATCAAAAAGTGAAGACAGAGAGAAGGATTATAATTATGTGAGAGCTCAACTTTATAACATTGTGGAGAAGATGCAACAGAGCATTGATGGTGCAATGGAAACTGCTGAGCAAACCAACCACCCAAGGGCTTATGAAGTGGCAATGAATGGTGCAAAAAATGCTGCTGATGTGGTGGAGAAGATTAGTGATTTACATAAGAAAATGAAGGAGTTGGAGATTGAGGAAGTGAAAGTGCAACAGAATAATACCACCACTAACAATGTTTTTATGAGTGGGTCAACAGCAGATTTGATGAAGATGCTTAAGGAGAATAATAAATAACTAAAAAGTTATGAAGACATATAAAGATTTTTTAGAGCTACTTCAAGAAGCATACACTGATGCTGAGGCTGCAAAGATTGCTCCTGGAATGTCGCCTGAAAAGAGAAGGGCTGCACTGGAAAGAAACGCTAGAAACCAGGCAAGGAGAGATACCCCAGAAACTCCAGCAGATAGAGTGAGGAGAGCTCCACAAAAGGCATTACCACCTAGGGGGGGTGCTTTAGCTAAGAGACCTGATGGTGGCGCTTTAGATAAGAGACCTGCTGGTGGTGCATTAACTAAAACTGATACACCAAAGCCCAAACCCAAAACTCAAACTAAAGATGATGATAAGAATCTGTTTCCAAAACCCAGAGAGATTGATTGGGATACAATTAAACGTAACCTTAAAAGGGTAGGAAGAGTTGCTAAAGGATTAGCAAAAACGAATACTAGACGTAGTACCGAATTAGCATCAAGTGGCAACCTTGAAGGTCCAGGTAGAGGAATCTACAACCCCTAAATAAGATTATAGAATAACAGCTAAAATGAGCGATACCCTTAACTTCACTTCAGGAGAAAGAATTAACCAGATCCGTGATAGAAATATCAACGCTGGATTGGATAACCTGAAGTCCAAACTATCAGACCTTGAAATTGAGCTGAAAGAGGCAAAGGTTAAGGTTGAAATGCCTAAACCTAAACAGAGGTACAAGGGCACTGAAGCTGCTGAAATGGCGCGCCAGATGTATCATGAAAACATCAAGGCACCTGAAAAGAAAGAGAAGGAGGAGGGAGCAGCTACCACCCCTAACACTATTGCCTCCAGAGCACACACCAGAGCTTTGTCCAGGGCATTGGTTGGGTTGAGGAATGGTGGAGACAGCGGCAGGTTAGCACCCCTTGCAGGACCTAACGGAGGTAACACAGGCACTTATAATTGTGGGGCTAATGCAACTCTGGTTGCCACAATGTCTGTTGAGGAGTACAAGGATTACATCAATAATAAGTTTATCAGTGAAGATAATGAAGTTGAGGAAGTTGAGGAAACAAAACCTGAACTGTTAACTGAAACAGCAGTTGAAGTGCTGGAGAAACAACTCCTAAAGTTAGAGGACATCTCCTGGCAATCAATTGATAAGGTGATGAGAGGGATTGCAAAGGATAATGACATCACTCCTAAGCAACTCCATAAGGATTTCAAGTCTAAGCATGGGATGATTCCTGATGAGTGGGCAAAGGAAAACCAAATGACTGAGCAGGTTGGTTGGTTTCCCCTTGATGAAATGGTGAGAGTGAATCAGATTGGTCAGGTTTATGAGGTCACCTTTATGTTTAGAGGTGGAAGACAGAGACTGAAGTTCTTCTGGCCTGAAGTTGGTTATCCCTCACATGATGAAATGCAGAAAG